GCGCGGCCGCCGCCGGCGATATGCGCGATCTGGAGCTCGAGATGATGCTGGCGCTCGTATCCGCGGCGTGACGTGAAGTGAATCTCCAGTTGCCCCTTGCATCTCCTAGCGCGCAGTCTGAGGCGAAAGAGGGCAAAGCTGTGTCTGAAACCACCGGCATAAACGTCCAGGTCGACCACATCGCAGACTTCGACGATCGGGTGAACGCGCTGATCGCCGAGGGCGGAGGATCGACACCCCGGCTCGACCAAGTGCTGGACCCGACAGCGGACAAGACGTTTGCGATGGCGGACCATCTGCTGGATTTCAGCTACGCCTCTAATCCGGCGGCGGTCAATCGCGTTCACATCGGGGAACCAGGGTCCACTTATACATCTATGGTCGAAATTAATGCCGTAGATGATTTCGTCTCTAACCTTGCCTCTGCTCTTGATGTTACTGCCAAAGAATCCGATGCCGCGGCTGACAGTTTCAAAGGATTGAGTGTCCTTGCCTATGCAACGCATCCTTCTGGGACTATGGCCACTGTTACAGGTGCCCTAGTTGCTGCTTCTGCCAATCAGACGGGAACTGGCATAGTGACCAACCTGATAGGTCTAGAGGTGAATTTGTCTAGTGCCGGTCTTCCCACAATTAACGCTACTGGATTGAAGATTGAAGATGTGCCAGTCAACGGAGTCACGAATGGCTGGGCCATCAAGACCGGCCTCGGACTGGTGGAACTTGGCGATGCGCTGAAAGTCGATGGCGACATCGGTTTCTTCGGACACGCGCCCGCCGCGAAGCCCGCCGTCACCGGAAGTCGCGGAGGCAACGCGGCGCTCGCGAGCCTGCTGACCGCCCTCGCAGGACTGGGACTGCTGACGGACAGCACGTCGTAGGAGCGCAGCGATGGACGTCCCTCTGGCAGTTTTGTATGCACGAATCGGACAACTGGACGTCGAGAACCAGATGCTGCGAAGCGCGCTGGACAAGCTGAAAGAAGAAAATAAAAAGCTCGCAGAGCAGCTACTGAAGAGCGCGGAGGCCACGCCATGAGAGAGCACATCCTGCAATTTTTCGTCTACGCACATCTGCCGCCGGCTCTCCAAGCGGTGTCAGCGCCATTCACGAAATTGGCGGACGAGATCGTTTCGACGCTGCCGCGCAATCCGGAACGCACGGTGGCGCTTCGAAAGCTGCTGGAGGCCAAGGACGCGGCCGTGCGGGCGAAGCTCGCGATCGAGATCGAGGATGCTAAGGTCGCATCATGAGCTGGGCCATCAATGGGCAAGGATCAAAGACGCACATGCGAAGGATCGTGACGGATTCTTGCATCGCCGCGAATCGTCCCGCAGAAGAAATAGAACAATTTGAGGCCGCGAAGGCCTTCATTCTCATCCAGATCGCCTCGATGCCCGCGAAGCATGCGATCAAGCTGGAGGCCTTCGGCCACATGGGCGTGGTCAGTCCCGCGGACGATCCGACGAAACGTGAGGTGCTAGCCTCGAACGTGCACATCGATGTCGAGCCGATCATGCTTCCAGGTATGGGCCCAAACGATTGATGTCGGCAGTCTTATGCGTCTTCTGGCCGGCGCTGACTCAGTGAAAAAATGTTTTTCTATTCAAATAGAAAAACGCGAGGAGCGACTGCGATGTTCACATTTGTTCTCTGCATCCTTTGCCTGGCCGGCGGTTACGCCATCGGGCATTTTCAATTCTCCGGCACAATCAAACGCGTCGAAATCGAGCTCGCCAAGATCAGGGGCGATGCCGCGACCGAAGTTCGGGCTCTCGCGGACCGGCTGCGTTCACTGCTCTAAAAAATTTCAGGCTGCGGCTTCGAGAGCGCTTTGCACCCACCAGGATTCCACGGCGCGCCCATCGGCGGCTTTGTACCTAACAAAATAGCTCTGTTCGCTCGTCGTGTACTCGGCGCGCCCGATTACCTGACCAGTCTCGCCCGACTCGCTGATTCTCACCTTCGCATCTAGATTGAAACGAAATTCCTTCTCCATCATCGTCACCCTCCGGGCGATACTACAGCAAAGTTTTGCCTCACGCGCACTGAAGTTAATCTCCAGTTGCGGGCCTGTTTGGCTTCCCACACTCTGGGCGCATGCCTCCGTCCGCGCCTCTCGCCATCGAGAAACTGCCGCAGCTTACGCGTGTCGTTGCTCTCGAGCTCGAAGCCGTACACAAACGACGTGCAAAGAGCGTCGACGGCGCGGACTTCCCTCCAAGCTCTTTTGCCTACCTTGGCGATCTGAAACGCACGGAAACCTGGCAGCTTCCCATCGACTTTCCTGGCGACGCCGAAAAAACCAAGGTTCGCCTGCGCCTCGCGATCGCGACCTTCGACCTGACCGAGATGCCGGACGCGAAGAAAAAGGCGCGCGCCTGGCGGCGCACCGTGGCCGCGGCTCAAAAATTCGGGGTGCCGATCGCGGCGGAAGGTGTTTCGGCGGAAATCGCCGAATGGCGCACCGCTGCACAAGCCGAATCCAACGAGCCGGATGACCAGGAAGACGCGGATGAAGATCGCTTCGACATGTCCTTCAGCTCCGAGGCGCCCGTTTCGCGCTGGTTTGGGGACGAAATTCTAGATCACTCGGCCGGATGCGTGGACATGACGCGCGCCGCCGAAGGCCTTGCCTACCTGGTGGACCACGACACCGGCGACCAGGTCGGGATCGTCGAGAACTTACGCATCGAGAAGAAAAAGCTCCGCGGCACGGTGCGTTTCAGCCGTTCGCAGCGAGGCCAGGACATCAAGCGCGACGTCCAGGACAAGATTCGCCCGTTCACTTCGATCGGCTATCGCGTCAACGAGATGGTCCTCGAAAAAGAAGAGAAAGCCGCCAACGGCACGAAGCGCACCTATCGCGTCAGCAAATGGACGCCGATGGAAGGTTCCACCGTCGCGGTGCCTGCCGATGTCACCGTCGGCGCCGGCCGCGCCCAAGGCCAAGAAGAATTTCCGGTTTCTGTCCGTTTCGCAGTGACGACGCCCACAGCGTCCATTCAACTAAACGAGGTCCGCACCATGAATCCCAAAGAAGCCGCCGAGATCCTACGTCTCTGCAACACGCATGGGATCGACAACAATCGCGCCGCCGAAATGATCGAGAAGGAAGGCATGACCGTCGACATGGCCTCGCGCGAGATCCTCGCCGAGGTCGGCAAGCGTGACGGCAAAATCTTCACTACGCCTGCGGCCGAGAGCAGCGCCGTCGAGCTCACCGCGCGCGAGCAGAAGGAGTACAGCATCTGCCGCGGCGTAATGACGCACGTGCGCAATATCGAAGAGAATAAGCACGACGGGTGCTTGGAGATCGAAGTTTCCGAGCAGATCGCCAAGCGCCATGAAGGCAAGAACCACGGCGGATTGTTTGTGCCCTGGCGCCTGAAGGTGGATGCGCAGTTGGCACGCGATGCCGTCGCCCGCTATGGCGCAGAGATGCTGAAGCGCGCCGGTCTCGATTCCATCACTGCCACGAAGGGCAGTGAGCTGGTGTTCACCGAGCCCGGGCCGTTCATCCAGTTCCTCTACAACAAAATGCGCCTGAAGGAACTCGGCGCGACGACCATGTCGGGCCTGCAGGGCAATGTTGCTTTCCCGAAGCAGACCGGCCGCGCGACCGGCTCGTGGGTCGCGGAAAATCCCGGCTCCGATGTTGCCGACTCGAACCTCACGCTGTCTCAAGTGCTGATGAGCCCGAAGACCTACCAGACCTCGAGCTCCTATTCGCGCCAGTTGCTGGCGCAGGCGGTCGTCGATATCGATAACCTGGTCCGCGCGGATCTCGCGAGCGATGCGGGCCTGGCAATCGACAAGGCCGGGATCAACGGCACCGGCGGCGGAAACGATCCCACGGGCATCCTGAGCACCGCCGGAGTACAAAATTATGTTCTTGCGGCCGACGTCGGCAACGGCGGCAAACCGACCTGGGACGACGTCACGATCATGGAAGAGAAGCTCGAAGACGTGAACGCGGACCAGGTGGGCAGCTTCGCGTGGCTCACCACGCCGGGCATCAAAGGTCTCTTCAAGCGCACCCCGCGGCTCCTGTATGCACCTGCCGGCGGGACCGTGGTGAACGTGACCGGCGATCCCATCTGGACCGACGACGACGAGATCGATGGACTGATGGCGCGCCAAACGAACCAAGTCCCGAGCAACCTCGTGAAGGGCACCTCCGGCGCGATCTGCAACGCGCTGATCCTGGGCGTCTTCAGCTCGATGATCAATGGCCTCTGGGGCTCCGGCTTCGAGCTCGTCGTTGATCCCTATCGCCTCAAGAAGCAGGGGATGATCGAGCTCACCACGTTCATCCTGACGGATTGGGCGCTCCGCTATCCCAGCGGCTTCGTAAAGGCCGTGGACTGCCTGAAGTCGTAAAGATTTAGCGGGGTGTGAAGTTTTGTAGGGCGCTTTCCGCGAAAGGAGCGCAAATGACGAAGGTGAAAAGATTGCCGGGCCCTCCCGTCCGGACCACGAAACTGAAATTGCTCAAAGGCGTTTCGCTGGGGCATGGCCAGGACGGTGAGGAGGGCGAGATTTACGAGCTGCCCAAGTATTTCGCGACCGAACTCGTTTCGCTGAAGCTCGCCGAGTACACCGACGAGGGCGATCCCCTGCAGCATGACGAGACGCCTCCGGGGGACAAAGACGCTATTCCGACGGCGACGATCGAGCGGCCAACGTCGCGCGATCCGAAGCCGCAAAAGCGAGGCTGACGGACGTGGGCGGCTTCAGTATCACGCCCTTCAAGATCTCGGCGGCCGCGGCAAATGAATTTCGCGTGATGCTGGGCGATTTTGGCAACCAGATCACGGTCGGCGCGACGTCAGGATCGGCAATGGTCGCCGTCGACGACCAGGTGATCGAGGGCGAGGCGGGATTCGCCACGGGAGCAGGAGCGGGATCGCAGAAGCGCGGCGAAGTGATCGGCCGGCAAATCATGGCCACCGTGCTTACGCAGGATTTTCCCGACGGCGCGTTGGAGATCGACACGCCGATGACCATCGACGATGGACCGTTTGCCGGAAGTTACGCGATTCGCGAACGGCTTTTGCAGCAGCACGTGGGCCTGAGTTTGACCAAGCTGTACCTGAGGAGCCAATAGGATGCCCGAAGACAAAGAAACCACTGGCCTCAATGTCGGCGCGGATGAACTGCTCGATCTCGATCTGGACGGAACGCTCGCAGCAAACAGTGACGGCAAGATTCCGTCGCAGAAGGCCGTTAAGACTTACGTGAATGCGACGTTCACCAAGGCACCGGTGGTCGCGCCGGTGGCCGCGAATTCTGCCGGCGTAGCTGGGACCTGGGCTTACGACGCGACGCACATTTACGTTTGCATCGCTACGAACACTTGGGTGCGCGCAACGCTGGCCACGTTCTAGTGACGCATGCCGTCCATTCGTCAGCAAATCGTCGTGGCGGCTGAAGCGGCGAT